TCAAAGTGCATATCATCTTTACGCCTTTTGTAATTACCGCCCCAGGTCAAACCATATTTAGTTATTAGTAGGTTAATTGTATTACGCTGATCCTTATTAAATGTATTTGACTTGCCCAAAGGATGTTTAATTGCATTTAAATCTATGGCTGTACCGGATGCGTGGTTACTTAAAATTCTATCTGATCCCCGGGTCTGTCTAAAGGCATAACCCCAATCATCTAATTGGCCTTCATCTATTGGCTCAACTAACTCATGGAAATTTTTAGCAAAACTTACCAGGATTGGCGCAACGGCTTTGGCACATGCAAACCTAATCTTTGTACCTGGCACTGTAAAAGTTTCAATACCTATTGCCTTACGATCCTCACTAGCCGGCCATCCATTAGGGCTAGTGAGTTCTCTTATTGTTGCCATTATTTAAATGCTTAGGAAAGCAATAACCGGGCTTCTTCTTCGGTAATGCCTAATTTTTTTAACAATGCAGATTTGGCTGTTGCATCAGCCGCCTTTTGTGCTTCTTCTTGTGCCTTCTGTGCTGCGTACTCGGCAGCCATAGTTTCACGCTCTGCAATCTCCTCGGCTGTTAATGCAATCTCTTGCACTTCACCAGTTGAGCAATCTACTACGATTTTGTTAGTCATTTCATTTCTCCTTATGCGTTAGATATTCCATATAGATAAGCGGTTGAGTATTGAGCAAAATTAGCAGCATTGTTTGAACTAAAAGACAGCGAATTTATTGCGTTACTGTTAGACCACAACAAGGCGATTAAATCTAATTGCCAATAAGTAGCAGCATTATTTTCTGCCGCACTGTCTATTGAAATGCTTTTATTGTTGCTTCCTGTGTAATTTGAAATATAGATTTCCTGACTACTAAAAGTTGAGGCTGTATTATTAACAGCAGGAATAATTCCAATAAATCCTGCTGAACCACTTGAAGAACCCGCAACGGGTGAGCCAGAACTTGCGCCGCCATAAAGTTGCCTGTATGTAAAAGATGAACTGCTTCCGTTGATTGCTAATCGGCAATCATCTTGATTTGCTGCCCTAGAACTTCTTACATTAAACTTTATTAATAAATCCGTATATGTAGCAGGTATAGAAGTAAACTCTATATTAGCCGCACCACCTGACCCAACTGTTACGGATGAAATTAAAGTATATGTAGTTGCCATTATGCCGCCTTAATTCCATAGAGTGTGAAAGTTGAGCCTACTGAGAAATTACCAGTATCTACTAAAACTTTGATAGATGTAATAGCGGAAGTTGACTGATATAAACCAACAGTAGAAGTAACATAATTAACGGAATTTTCTTCTGCTCTGATTAAAGTAGTCTTATATGTTGTAGTGTTTGCATAGTTTTGTATATTAGCAATATAAGTGCTGAAAGTATTGGCAGCAGTAGCAACCCTAGTATAACCTAAAGAAATAATATCACGAGCGCTACTTGTTCTTGTTGATACAGCGCTAGTCCCATTACCAGCCAAATAAGTTTGGCTATATTTATTAGAAGTATCTGCGTTAAATTGTATTGAAGCATAATTAGGATTAACTGATCCGTTTGCGCTTACAATTAAAACTAAGTCTGTGTAAGCGGAACTAATAGAACTAAATGTAACAGAACTTGCCGCACTACCTAAAGTATTTGTCGCTATCTTTTCATATGTACTTGGCATTATGACCCCTTAATTCCGTATAGGGCGAAGGATGAGTATTGATTTAAGTTACTTCCTGATAAACCTATTTTAATTGAGGTTATAGCGTTTAAGTTTTTAATATATAATCCTGAATTAAAGTACATACTGCCAGCACCATTTCTGTCATTACCAGTTAAAGTTCTAACTGTTTTATATTTATTAGTATTTGTATAATCTAAAATATCTACGATACCGCCACCAAACATACTTGTATTGCTGCTGTTTGGAACACGAACAGAAATGATATAGCCACTGTAAGTATCAGCAGAGGCAGTACTTCCATTTCCAAATAATCTGTGTTGTCTATAATTAGAATCTGATATAGATAAAGCATCACCATTAAAAAATAATGAAATATCTGTATCGCTGGTATTAGGAATACTGGATTGCCCAAAACACCTTAATTGTAAATGAGCATATGTTTGCGGAATAGAAGTAAAATCAATACTTGAACTTCCACCTGAGCCAACAGTTACAGTAGCAATAGATTCATAAGAACTTGGTGCGGCAGAACCACTACTAGCAATAATTCCCAGTATTGTTGATGACATTAGGCAATTCTACCCACAACATACCAACTGTTATCAGCGACTTCAATTAAACTAGCCGCACCAAAAGTTTGAGTTATAACCGGATTAGTTGAAATTGCGCCGGCTGATGCAATTGTTACACCTGCGCCTTGCACAATACTTACAGTACCAGCAGCACCAATTTTAATAACATTTACAACCGAACCAGTTGTCATTGGCACTGAACTAGATGGTGGGATAGTTATTGTGGTTGTACCAGTATTTGAATATGTAATAAGTTTGTTATCTGCATCAGTTAAAACCAATGTATCTGATGTGCTTGTTACTGCTCTAACTGAAAGGTTGGCGATAGAGTTCATCTGAGCCGCCGTTAGTACCTGACCAACTGAAAAGGTTGCCATCTATCTATACTCCTTAATAAGCCAACGAATCTTCATCAAGCCTTCCATCCACATCTGATGATAGCAAAAAACCTGATGCAAAAGGTTGGGCGCAAGTAAAATTTACTAAGAAAGATTTAGGGGTGATCTGATAGGTAAGGCCTGTTATTACGCTATCTGTAACCACATTGCCTGCCGGTAAAGTTTGAGTTACTTCTATTGGGTCAAATACATCTAAGTTTAAAGCCGCTACCACCCGGCTAGAATCATCCTCACCAAAGGCATCAACTGTTAATGAGTTTAACTGTAAATCTACGCCTTGCTCTTTTCGGCTTGCAATAATCATTCTTGCTTGATTAAGCGCATCCGCTTCTGTTTGCATAATGCCGCTTCTTACCCGGCTATGTTGGAAGTAATCATCAATGCTTGCCGTATCGCTGGCAGTTTGCCCGGTCAATCCAGTTGGCGTTACAGTTACTTTATTGATCATTTGATAATCTGATATATCAAACTCCACTGCCTGATAAGTGATATCACCTGAGCCTGGCACATCACTAAAGGCTGTTGCCGCACCACCTGATGCGGTAATAATGTCAGTGCGGGATAAAAACTTTGCATAGCCGCGTTGATCCATATAAAAAGAACCTAGATCGGTGGCTTCTACTTCCTGGCAGGCGGCTAACAATGATCTTGAACTACCGCCATCTGCCTGAACTGTTGTGGTTGTAGTTGTAGATATATCACGCATACCACCCGGCCATTCGCCGGCATCTAACAAACTTGAAATTCTTTGTGCGGTAGTTTGTCCGGCAGTGCCACCACTAACTGATGTAATTGTAGTTAAGTTTAATAATTGGAATCCATCTACACATGCCAAAGTTACATAGGCTGGATCAAATCCAGTAGGGCTTTGGTAATTCCATTCCTGTACATACATAGAACCTAAGTTATATGTAACACCTAAATACTCTGCCGTAAAGCGAATCTTACGCATAGGCTTAATCTTGCCGTACAAAGAAGAACCGGTATTGGCTGGATTAAACTCACCGGTTTCATCAACAAATGTAATGCGTGCAGTGCCACCCGTAAATGAATCTGATGATCTGTTAAATGCACGCCGGATATAACATTGAGTTACAAAGTCTGTTATATCAACAGTATCAGCGGCGGCAGTACCTAGTACCGCTACATTTAAAGGCGTTGCAGGATCATCCAATACTAATGCTGGATCAAATGAAGCACCGCCGGAGAAGTCAATCTCAGCCCTAAATTTTGCCGCTGGCATTATCTTCCTAAGTTAGTTAATTGAGTTACCGCACCTGATCGGTTTAAGTTATACAAAGCATCCTGAATTACAGATTGCAATTCACCTTCTGATATAACTGATCCGGCTACATTGATATTTACAGTAGTTCCCATCCCACCCATTTTGTCTAAAGGTATAACCGCTTCTGCACCGGCTTCACCAATCATTGCTAATGTCGGTTGATTGACTACGCCACCTTCTGCCATGCGCGGTATATCAAATAGCCTTTGATAGTAATCCACGGCTTGCGCTGTATATCTTGCGCTTGATCCGGCCATAGCCGCATTTAAGCCTTCTTTTCTTAAATCTTCAAAGACTTGCTGGCCTAAAACATTTGGT